GGGCTGTCGAATTGGTTTAGCGTGAATACAACCTGATCGCCTATGATCTGGGCAGTGTAGTCAATCATTACGCAAGTGTCAATGTGGTAGCGCCAAAGTCAACGGTAAAGGTTTCGGTGTCGTTCAAGGTGATCGATGAACCGTAATCGTAGTAGCCGATCAGGTTATCAGATGCGCTTGTGTCATTGTACATTACAACATAGCGGAACGGGCCAACCGTGCCACCTGATGCCGTGAGCGTGAGGTCACTGGTTACAAGCGAGTACGTTCCTGATGTTTGCGTCGATGATACCGTCGTGATGTTGCGTGATGAACAGTTTGTATAGCTGATTTGCGTGATGTCGGTAAGCACGGAGTTTGCCGCGCTCGGTGCGGTGTTCGTCAGCGCGATGGTAAGCTGATCGCTTCCAAGGTTGTGCACCTTCTCTGCCAAAGCTTCGACGAACGGATTGAATTTTACGAAGGATGCCATGGTTTTCCTAAAAAATTAAGGGGCGGACTGGCCGCCCCCGTGAAAAATTACACTACCAAGTACTGGCCAAGACCAAGACCTGCCGCGGTGTGAGGCTGAATGCTTGCTCCGGAGAGGATGCATTGAGCTGCAACGAATCCGCCCGCTGTGCCGTCGCCGAATGTGACAACCAAGTCGAGGTACTTCTTGCGACCTTTGAGGTCGATGAATATTGCATAGACTTTGTTGTCGTCGGTGCCGGATGGCAGGGTGGTTGTTGTGCCGTTAACATCAGCATCGGTGCCAAAGCGAGCGCCCACAATGTCGGCGTATGAGCCGTCGGTGTCGGACTCTTGTACCTTCAGCGCGGTGAGTGCGATGTCGGTAGCGCCAAGCTCAACAAGGAAGGTAGCGTACTCGAAACCTTCGGTGTTTACTGAGTTGGTGGTAGCGCTTGCGTTGTCAATGATTGCCGCAGGCGGTGTTACGTTTACGTACTTAACTGATTGCAGTGCGTTTGCCATTATTTAGGTCTCCTTAGATTATGCGTTTGTTGAAATGAGAGCCGCAACTGCGCCGCGTGTGCGGTTTGCCGCCGTAGCGTTATAGTTACCGTTATCGTGCACGATGAAATCGAAGCGCTCCGTACCGAGCACTTGCGCGCTGCGTGTAAGGAAGTTCGTTTCCGATTGTGTGTTGGTCGCAATCTCCACGCCCTGACGATCGCAGAAGAGTGATGCTTGTGAGAGATCACCGAACAGCGCGAATACTTGGCTGTTTGCTTCGGTGCTAGGCATTGCGTTCACGTACACAACAGGATATCCGAGGAAGCGCTGAGGTACGCCGTTTGTTGCGTCAACAGCAGCATTGCCACCAAGAGCGTACATGAGGCGCTCCATTGTTGCAGCAGCAGCCGCGTCATGGATGAACCATGAAGGATTGATGCCGGGGTAGCGAGCGATCTTGTTCTTCACGTCGATGAAGTTCTGCATGGTCACTTCGCTGAATGCATTACCAGCTGCAACAACGCCCGAACCCAAGTAGCCCTTGTGAGTGTCGTTTGTCCATGTTCCGCCGCCATCTTGCAATGTCTTTTGGAATGCATAGGTGAGGCCGATGATTCCGCCGTACTGCGATGTACCGTCTCCAACGAATGCGCACTGATCTTCCTTGATAGCCATTGCATACGCAAGTTCGCGTGTGATTTCGTCAGCGAGGTTTACAGATGCATCAGCGTCCAAGATCAGGGAGTACTTTGTCAGTGCGCCGAGGATCTTCGGTGTAAGTGTGATTGTCTGCCATTGAGCGTCTGTCGATGTCGGTGTGCCTGTCTCGGACAAGAAATACGCGGTGTTGCCCGATGCGCGCTTCCACTTGATCTTGCGATCAGATGTTGTGGATGTAACGTCGGCGTAGTTACGGATGATTCCGTACTCTTCTACCAAGCGAACAATCGCGGTCTCAACTTCGGGGATAACAAACAAGCCAGCGCCGCCTTCGACGTTGGAGCTGAGGGCTTTGAAGTCCACGCCGTTTGATTCACACCATTGCTTTGCTTCCCCTGAGTTGCCAAGTGCGGCTTGGAAGAAGCGGCCAGCCTTGTAAGCGGCTTCGTTATTTTCAAAGATTCGGCTCTTACGTGCCGGTGTTGCGTGTACTGTGTTCACGGTTTCGGTTTTGGTAGGTGAAGGGATAACAGGTACAGGTGTCTTTAGCGATGCAAGGCGTGCTTCGTTTGCCGCCTTGATTTCGATGCGCTTTTCGATGGCCTTTTTATCGCCTTCGAGCTTTTCGATTTGCTTTACCAGTTCATCGGCCTGATCGAGCTGAGCTTGTGTAGGTGCTTCAGCGTCCAAAATGACTTGCAACTGCGCAGCGAGTTCGCCAAGCATTGCAATGATTTCTTCCATTGTCATAGTCTTTGTTTGATTAGTTCATATTTCAGTTTCAGTTGGCGCGCCCGTAATTCGAGCTGCTTTTCTGTGGGTTGTGCGGATGCAAGCATATCCTCGAGATCGGCAAGTCCTGCCTTGACCGTTTCAATAAATGCATTCACACGGGTTACGTTCGCGGCGCTAAGTTTGCGCCCTTCCTTGACTCGCATCTCACCACGTACCTTCGTGCGCTCCAAAAACCGCTTGATGTCTGTGACCAGAGCATCCGCATCGGAGTCGAAGGACATTTGAGATTTCATAGATAGGATCGCCGTTGCCGGGTTCGCACCGACCAGCACCGGAGACCACTCCATTAGGTTTACATCTGTGAGTTCTCGGACACCGTCTTCCGCCATTTGGTCTGTATTGACGGTATAGCCGATGGAAAATTCATCAATAATTCCTTCGGCAATATCGCTGAATGCTTCCTTGCCGCGCTGAGTATTGAGATTGAACTTTCCCCTGATAAAAAGACCGCCGTAGCCTTTGATGGACTCAGGCAGGCGAGGGTCTCCACTCTTGAGTTCCACGGCCTCGAGAGTCTTGGCAACGGGAAGTTCCCAGTTGTGCATCCATACTCCCTTAGGCATCTTGGTTTCAAGACTTTTGGTAAAAGCCCCTTGAATAACTCGCTCGTTGTAGGAATCGACGTTGTCGAAAACAGAGACGACCGCCTCAATAATACCTTCGGAGGCGGATTTGATGTGGGCTTTAAGCCCATGCTTGTATTCCATACGAAAAAGGCGCAACCGCCCAATAAGTTAGGTGATTGCGCCTTTTCGCAATGATGGATCAGCAGCATAGAACAGCGTGCAGAGGTTACTCGCTTTCCTACTACTGACGTAATTTATGCAGTGGCCTTGTTCTGCGCAACTACTTTTTTTCGTTGTGCCAGTTTTTTTTCCACATGCTCAGACTTTAGGACACGCAGCGCCTCGATTAGGTTATCAGTACTCGCGCACAAGCGCACCGCCATATGCACCTGCGAGCGAAGTTTTGCTTCCTCTTCCCAGTTAAGCGCTTTATTTTCATTCGGTTGCATCATATTCGCCCCGCTCGTGTTGGTACAAGTACACACCTGCAATTGCATGAATCTTTGGCTTTGGCGTTCGGGTCGCCCGGATGGGAAACACGCGCACCGTTCAAATTCCAATAGCCCTCAGCATTCGGCGGTGTTCGGTTAATTGCCGAATGCGCTGATCTTACCTTGCCATCATTGCGCGAAGTCCACACCGGCACGATCTTCTTATTCGGGTCTTGGATCTGGGCGTTCCGTTTCTTCCACGTTTCGCGCTGTGTCTTGCCCGATACCGAAGTGGTGGTGGTGCGACCGATCAGGTCAGCCCGTGAGGTCTTGATTACATCGAATTGGTTTTTGATCACGCTCGATAGTTCATCGGCCGTCAGGTTGGCATTCGCCTCAATCGTCTTGCGCAGTTCGTCGCGGATCGTGCCGACCGATTCGGTGATTTGTGCCGTAGATAGATTGGTGGCTTCCTTAAGGGTTGCCTCAAAGTTCGTATTGCCGAACTCTTCTATCGTTGTGCCCGCCTGCTCTAAGCTGTCGCCTACTACGTTCGTGACCAGCGCGTTAAGGCTGCGCTTTGTGCCCTCTACAAACTTCTTTACCCATACGGAGAAATTGAATGGTTCGGCCTTAACCGACGCGCCGCCACGGGTCTTCACGGATGTCAGCACCGTGCGCTCAAGTTCGGCCGCTACTTTGGCGAAGTCCTTTGCAATGCGCTTCACATACAGCTCGTTGCGGTCATCCTGCCGTTTCCATTCTACCATCTCGTATTGCTCAGAGTATTCTTTACCGAGGTAGTCATGAGTCACCTCACCTTCGAAAGACGGGAAAGCGTCCTCGTCGATTACCTCAGGGGGTTCATATGTCCCTTCGGGCTGTGGTGCTAGTGGCTCCGTTCCGAGCGGCGCCATCGGGTTTAGCTGATACGTGAACACATCGCCCTCAATGATTGGCGCTTGCCCTAAGAGCACGCGGGCTTCGTTCTGGGTTATGATGTTCGCTTGGAACTGCTGAATAGCCGACGCCTGCACAGATTCCATGCTCGGCTGCAAAGCTTCGACGTGCGACATGTCGAACTCAAGTTCAATATCGGGGTATTCCTTTGCAAATCCTTGCTCAAATGTTTCTTCCCATGCGTTCCAAATCGGTACGCGCGTCAAGGTGGTGAATTGCTTAAATGCTTCCTCCATGTTGGAATACGTGGAGTTCATAAGTCCCGCATACGTCATCGCCACAAGCGGATGCACGCGGAAGGCTTGGCAGATTGCCACCTCTGCGCGGCTGATGATGTTGTCCGCCTGCAATTCCTCGAGGTTAAACGATAGACGCTCATAGGTTGCGCCGCCTGACATCACAACGGTGCGGCCACGTTTAGCACCGCCGTAGTTGTCTCCGAACTGCTCACGGATTAGATCAATTTGCTGCGGACTCATTGCCGCCTCTGGTGGGAAGGATAATAGGCCACGCGGCATACCGTCGTTCTTCAGCGTCGAGTAGATGATCTTTTCCATTTCGCCGTAAATGTCCACACCGCGCGCCGCTGCCAAGATCGGACTCATGCCCTTGTGAGGCCTTAGCGGGTCGATGATGTGGCTGCGGAAATGGATCACATCGTCGGCAGGTATGATCTTCGTGACATTGTCCACTTTGTACTCGTAGTGGTCGATCCATTCGTACTGGCTCGGTATCGGGCTGATCTGCCCATCATGGTATGGATAGAGTCCGACCACGTTGCCTTGCGCGCCGCGCACTTTGATCACATAACAGTTTCCGCCTATGGATACATACGATGCAATGAACGATAAAAGCTGCGCGCCTGACATTGCCTTGTTTGGTTTCTGCAATAGTTTGGTCAGCGGATGCTCTTCTTGCTCCACGCCATTTTGCATTACGTACAATGGCGGCTCCGATATCGTCATTGTGTACGCCGAGATACAGCCCTGCACTGCGGCGTTTTGATACATGCCCTGCTTAACAAGCTCGGCAAATGATTGATTCAGTTCAAACGTAGCCCCACCACCGATTTGATACGCCGAACGTGGCTGCGGTAGAGGTAGCTGTTTGGCTCTTGAGATTTCAAGCCCAAAGAGTTTCATATTTGGAAGGCGAAAAAGTTTTGCGCGTGACCGGCAAATGAATAAGCGAGCGCGTCACACATATCGTCATGCGCGCCATTTGGAAAAGTAAGTAGCTCATCCTCGAATTCCCGGATGAGGTGTTTTGAATGGAACACGTATCCATGTTCATACTTCCCTTCCACCGGTATGAAGCGCGTGACCTTGTCTTTCGTCGGATGCGCGCTCTTGATTGGCAGGGTCGTAGTTCTTATCAGCTCTTGAATCATTGCCGCCTGATATTGCACAGCCTCGATGGTGATGATGTGCGGGTTGTAGCGAGCTGCGAGGTTCTTAATGGTTTCTAAGGTGGCGTTGAATGAGTCCTTTACGCGGACCACGTCCACAACGAACAGCGAATCGTTGTGCTTTGCCGAAACCACGATAGCGGAGAAATCCGCGTCCGTCTTTTTGGAGATGGCAAGATCGACCCCGAACGCAATTGACGCGCCCTCAGGTGCTTCGCCGTACTTTATCCACTCACGTTTAAGGCGCGCGCCTGTGGTGGTCACAAGGTCCGCCATGATCTCCTGCTGAAATATGATGCTCGGCATGTCCTTGCGCATCATCTCGATTTCACCCGCATCGATGTAGGGGTTCGTCGAGGTTGGGTAGTGGAATTGCCCCCAGCGGTCATCATCGTACTTGCACAGCGTATCGTTGAAGTACGAACCCGAAAATGGAGTAGACGCGAACCACGCCGAGCCTTTGAAGTCTGCGAGCGTCGGACGAATAACGTCGATCCATGCGCGCTCAAGATTGCGAGAGTGGGCAGCTTCATCGATCAGCGCCAAAGCGTATCTATTGCCACGTGCGCCGTCGTACCTGTGCAGTCCGTACCAATCCCATGGAGCGGCTGAGCCTTTGAACCGCATTTGAAACTTATCCTCATTGGCCGACTCAATAACCGGCTCAAAGAACTGCTTGGCCTCTTGCCAGCGTTTTTCAAAATCCGTATACGTCGGCGCATAGTACGATACGGGGTTTCCTGAATAGATAGCTTCCGCCGCGAGCGCGAACATGAGGCGTGACTTCCCCCACCTTCGCCCGCAACGCAGTACGTTGAATCGCTTTCGGCGTCCGATAACATCTCGCTGCGCATCATGTAGTGCTATCCGGATTCGCATTGGTAAACTCTAACGTGATTACTTCCTCGATCTCACTCTTGGTCTCGATTGGTGCGTACGTTCCGCATATCTTGAAGATCTCTTGCAGCGCTCGGATATCGCCCTTCTTTGCGATCTCATGCAGCATGGCAACGATGTCTTCAGTTGTGATAACCTTTTCAAGGCGTTCACGGATATCGACATACGGCTTGCGTCCATTGCCTTCGCGCCTCGGGTCGTAGCCTTTGGCGAAGGGTTTAAGGTTGGCATGTCCTTTTTCAGATCCCACTTTTCGTCCGCATTATTTGAACTTACTGAATGTACGATTCAATGATCTCTTTGACCATGTCCAGCGACCAAACGATATACGAGTCGCCGCCTGCGTGTTTGATCTCTTGATTTACTCTGATCTGCATTGGTGTGGGCTTATGACGCTCGGAGCGTTTTACCTCGAGCGTCACAAAGCGCCCATCGATGCAACAGATGATGTCAGGGATACCGAGCTTTGAGGATACAATCGCCTTGTAATGAAAGATGTCTTTGGCGCGAAGGTACTGAAGTATCTTGGCTTGAATATCTCTCTCAAGTGGCTGCGCTTTCTTAAGTAGTGCCTCGCGCTCGGATGCTTTCATTCCCGGTAATCTCTCATAAAGTGGCTAAGCGTGTAGTCTTCTTTGTTTTGCACCATGTCGAGGATTCGCTCCTCGATACCACCAACGGCGCATAAGTAATGCACCACGGCAGGCTTGGTTCGGTTCATCTTTTGCAGCCGTGCACGCGATTGGAGGTAGTGCATCGCTGAAAAGTTTATATTTAGGAAGATCAGAACGTCAGCGACCGATAGGTCAACACCTTGTGATCCGGATTGTATTTGGCTAATATACACAGACTTAGGATCGTTTGCAAATACTTTTGGATCGGAGGTGGTGTTATCGAGTACAAGTTCGAGCATATCACGTTCGGCAACGAACTGGTAAAACACCGCGATCTTTTGCCCTTCGTAGTTGTCCCGTATGTACTTTGCCTTGGACGTGTCTAAAATTAGCCCTTTTCTATACACGTTGCCGTCGTCATGTATACAATCTGCTATGCATGTGCCCGATGATATCTGATGAACACATGATCGGAAAGCCGACGCCGTATCACAAGCAATCTCAATTCCTTGAAACGATGTGATGCGGGCCAGCTTTAGTTCGCGGGTCATTCGATCCACTTCGGCGCCCATTACCACAGGAACGCGGGCTTCCGTTACACTTGAAACTTCAAAGCCAGCGTCCGATTGGGTAAAGGAATGGAACAGGTGCTCGGTTTCCGCAAAAATTCGCTCTTTATTGGCCTGCGAGTAGTCTTTGACTACCACGCCTGAAAATCGTTTTTCCTTTACGGTCACGTAATCTTTAGCCCATGCGTAGAAGTTCGCGTACTTCGACCACGGTGAATGCGAGGATACCCACATCTGATGGTACAACTGCGAGTACGATTCGGGGCTTGGCGTGCCCGATAGGTAGATGATGGGCTTGCCATGCAGGCATTCTTTTAGTTGCCTTGTCTTCATTGCCGGTTTGGGGAATTGCCCAAGCCCGTGCGCCTCGTCTAAGATCACAAGGTCGGCTGCTTTGATCTCGGATAGGTACTTCGGCACTTTTTCGTAGTTGAAGACCAGCAAATCGAACTGTTCGGAAATTCCGAATAGTTCATAATCCGATTCTACCGAGGCGATGGCCTTCAGTTTGGTTATGAATACCACCTTCGGCTTAGTACCTTTGGTGCTCGGGGTACCCTGGGTACCCTTGACATTTTGCAGGGTACCCAGCCGGGCAGCCTCTAAGCTGATGAGCGTCTTGCCGACTCGCATTTCAGCGGCAAGATACGCAAGCCCATGATTTTTCAGCGTTTGCGCAAGCGCGGATGCAAGTTCTTGTTGGTATGGTCGTAGTTCCATGGTAGTATTTGTTCGTGATTGGGTACCCTTGGGTACCCTCGGGTACCCTGTTTACCAACATTAGCGGGAATTGGAGCGGGTACCCCTCAGACCCCCTTCCCTATATATATATATAATATATTATAAGTTTAGAAACAGGGTACCCAAGGGTACCCTACCCTACCCGACTACCAGTCTCCGAAGTTTGAAGGCGTGAAAATATCCTTTACGACCTCTTTGTACTTCAGTTCGTACCCGTATTTGCCCTTTTTCTTCGTTTGCACAAAACCTGCGTTGACCATCGCCGCCCCGATCTCTTGGATAAAGAGGTTTGTAGTGGATACCTTTCCCTCAAAATTCACAGATAGCCATGCCACGATATCGGTAGCTGTTTGGAATAGGGGTTCCGAGCCTTCATCGGGCTGCATGATGTAATGGCCGACCAATTCCTCGGCAAGTCCTACCTTGCGGTACTTGTTGTTAGAATCCGAAACGTCCGCGATTTCGTCAGCATCGAACCAGTACCGGTAGCCGGAGAGAAACAGATCCTTTGCTTGCGCCCATACGCGCTTCATCTCGATGCCGTGGTTGTGGTCGATCTCTAAGGCCTCGACTACCAAAAACCTTCTATTGCCCGTATCGTCCGTCAGGAAGCGCGATTTGTTCACGGACCCTACAAAGGATGCCCACCTGCGCAAAACGTCCGCAAAACGATCGTATGGCCGCCTCACGGTGATTTCATCGGTGGTCATGTAACTCTTCAGCGACCCGATCTCGATACGCTGCATGGTCTCAAGTTCATCGAGGTTCACAAGAAATCGCTCCGCAAGCACGATCTGCATGTCTTTGTCATCGCGCTTGATTGGTCCAACGTAGCGGTATTCTGCGAGTTCTTCGGGACAAAGCTTATTGAGCCACGTGGTCTTTCCCACACCTTGCCCGCCCTTAAGCACAAGCGCCGTGTGGTTGGCTTTGGTGGTCTCCATTTGCGCCACGTGCGCCACGAGCCACTTTGTGAGCCACATGTGGAATTTCTGTTGGTTCTGCGCGGTGTCGGTTGTGATGGTACGCGCAAGCTGCGCGATATAGTCCACATTGTCATGCTTCGGCAGGTTGTGATACCACCACAGGAACGGGTTAAAATCATCCGTGAAATCGGACTCTATGACCGTTTTGACGAAATCTTTTGAGGTTTTGATGCGATTCTGCTTAGTGCGCAGCCATAACGAGTTGAGATCCCGGTCTTTAAACAGCTTCCAATCGTTCGGGTTCTCATTGTCAGCCCAGTAGTACCTGCCGAGCACCAGGTTGTAGCGGAAACGGTAAAAATCATTCAAGAACTCCATGACGGGATCATCAAACACCACCGCCTCGGCTGTCTGCCCCTCGACATCCTTAGCGTAGCCTTCCCCTTTAAGGGCGTTTGCGGCGCTCCTGAAGTCTCCATTGTGTTCAAGGCGGGCATAGACCCCGAACGGATCGTAAGACCTGTCACAATCAAAATGCGGGGCATTAGACGTGAACACGTGAAACAGCATGCGCCCGCCATAGAACAGCGAGGCCGATACGCCTTCATCCTTACCGGGACGGGTGAGATACACCACACCGGACTTTTCAAAGGCCACTTTCCATCCGTGGGCTACAATCAGCGCCAAGAACTCCGCCTGCGTAATCTTTGCGTTGTATTCATCGCCGGGCTTGCTCTCGTTCTTGTTAAGGATTTGATCCTTCGGCACGCGCGCCTCTTGGAAAACCTCATTGAACGAACGGCATACGACCATCAGGCGTTCGCGTTCATCGTCAGGCATGACCGGCACCGCGCGCAGGTCACCTGCGATAACTTCATAGCCGGGGGTAGGATGCGCGGCAAAATATCCACCTTCGCCGCGTGTCTCAATTATACAAAGTTTTTGCGCGTTTATGGCGATTTTCTTGTTGCCTTGCCCAGCGGTGGTGCGGTAAATGATATGATACCCGCTGTTTTTTGTGCGCTGGATGCAGACGTTGTGCACTTTGGCAAGAGCAAGGCGTTCTTGCAGGTCTTGCCACAGCGTGCCGGTTTTATCGTTCTTGCAATCCACGTCCACGATCTCCACGCCACCGCTGATCTGTCCGCACACTATACCGATACCGCTGTGCATCCTTGCCCACAGCTCGAGTTCATCATCTGTGGGATGCTCAGTCTGTAGCGTCCCCCACTCAGATATCGCAGGCCGCTTTGTTCCATCGGTGCGAATGGGCAGGATGGACAGCCCGGAGCGTACAAGCTCCTGTAAGTAGTTTAGTTCTAACATGTTTAGATTCGGAAGGGGTAAAAAAAAGCGGAGGCAGCATGCTCGCCTCCGCGTCTGTGTTTTCTCTTACGAGGCCTTTGGAGTAGCCCCGGCATGCTCACAGGGATTAGAAGCTATCGAGCGCGCCTGCTGGGTGTGCCGATAAGAAGCTGGCCGAGCGGAAGGCGTCCACTTCGGCCTGCAAACGTGCAAGCTGATCGGTGTCGTCCCAAATCTTCTCACCCTTCACGACGATTTGCACCATAGGCGGCAATTCACCGACGCCGAACTTCCAAGGAATCTTGTTAGCATCCTGCGATACGGTTACGCCCTTGCGAAGTTTGCCCGAAGACTTATCTTCAAAGTAGTAAGGCTTGATATTCACCGGGCGGGCAAGCGAATAGTGCGTGGTATTGAGCAGGCTGTTCAGAATGTACTTTGCATACGACGAATCATAATT